ATCCTCTGCCTTCAGTCCATTCTAGAAGGTAAGGGTGTCTTCCTTAAAAAGATTGGTCGCTGGGTGAAACCTGCTGCTGGTTTTAATGTGATTGCCACTGCCAACACTAAAGGTAAGGGTAGTGATGATGGACGTTTTATCGGCACGAATGTACTCAATGAGGCATTCCTTGAGCGTTTTCCTGTAACATTCGAGCAAGAATATCCTTCTCCAAAAATCGAACAGAAAATTCTGGAAGGTGTTGCTTTGGATGTTAGTGTGGAAGACCGTGATTTCTGCAAGCGACTAGTGGATTGGGCTGACATCATTCGTAAGACCTTCTACGATGGTGGTATTGAGGAAATCATCAGCACCCGCCGTCTGGTCCACATCATCCGTGCCTACAGCATTTTCCAAGATAAAGCAAAGGCAATTCAAGTTTGCGTAAATCGTTTTGACGACGAAACCAAACAAGCATTCCTGGAACTTTATGATAAAGTGGATGCTGACTTCCAAATGCCAACTGAAAAGGTTGCCCAAGACGCTCCTTTCTGATAGAATATGAGAAGGTCAATGTGCCTTCTCTTTTGTCCTTTTACTATGAAACACAATGTCTGAAAACTTTGAGAGCACTTATGAAAGTCTTCTGCCATATAATTTTTCGGCAGATTACACGGCATCAGCAGATACTGTAAGCCTCTCTTCATTTGAAGATGATATTATCTCTAACTCGTTTTTTAATTTGAATATGCCTGAAGATACCAATAAAAATGGTTTTTGGAAGTATGAAGAAGATAAGACTTTGAAAGAAATCGAACAATATCTTTCTAGCACTTATCACCAACACTACACTTCTCAAGAATCCAAAACTCAAACTCTGGATTTAATTGAAAGTATTGGTGATGCTGAACCTTTCACTCGCTCAAATGCTATCAAGTATTTGTCTCGGTTTGGTAAGAAGAATGGTAAGTCTAAGATGGACATTCTGAAGGCAATCCACTATTGTATTCTTCTGTACCACTTTGCTGGTCTTCACAAAAACAATACTACTTCCGACTTTCCTTATTGATTATTATGAAACTCTCTGATAAAACTCTCTCTGTCCTGAAGAATTTTTCTTCTATCAATCAGTCTATTCTATTCAAACAAGGAAATAAACTTCGCACTATTTCTGTGATGAAGAATATTCTTGCAGAGGCAACTATTACTGAAGACTTTCCAAAAGATTTTGGAATTTATGATCTCAATCAATTTTTGAATGGCCTTGGACTTCATCAGAGTCCTGAACTTGATTTCAAAAATGATGGTTATGTAGTCATTAAAGAAGGAAAATCGCGTTCAAAACATTTCTTTGCGGATCCCACTGTCATTATTACTCCTCCCGATAAGGAAATTAATCTTCCTTCTGAAGATGTGTGCTTTGAACTCAGTACACAGGTTCTTGACAAACTCCTTAAAGCTGCAGCAGTTTATGGAGTTCCTGACTTGTCTGCTATTGGTGAAGCTGGAGTTGTGAAGTTGGTTGTTCGTGATAAAAAGAATGACACCTCAAACGTTCATGAAGAAGTTGTTGGTGAAACTAATTCTGAATTTATGTTTAACTTCAAGGTAGAAAATATCAAAATTCTTCCTGGGACTTATGAGGTAGTTGTGTCAAAAAAACTTTTGTCACGTTTCACGTCCAAAAACCACGATCTGGTCTATCATATTGCTCTAGAACCTGATTCAACTTTCGGATGAATATTTTTGTAACTTCTCCTTGGCCTGCAGAGAGTGCTATTTGCCTCCCCGATAAACATATCGTCAAGATGCCCCTGGAATGTTGTCAAATGCTTTCCATCGTGGCATCTGAGAAGTGGGGTCATAACTATGGTCCTCTGTATAAGACTGATAACACTCCCTACAGAACTGAAAAGGGTGCGTTTCGTAATCATCCCTGTACCAAATGGGCTATGGAAAGTATCCATAATGCCTATTGGTTAATCAAACATGGATTGAACTTGTGTGATGAATACACTCTGCGGTATAATAAGACCCACTCCTGTTACAAGACTCTTGTGGATGCTTTTTATCTGTTTCCAAAGGGGAAGATTACAGATGTGACTCCATTCGCTCGTGCTATGCCCGAAGAATGGAAATTTGATGATAGTATTGACACCTTTACTGCTTACAAGATGTATATCGCATCCAAACCCTGGGTAGCAGATAATTATCTTCGTATGCCAGAACGTAAACCTGATTGGGTATAAATTATGACTGAACTTACACAAGAACAACGACAAACAATTAAAGACGCACTCAATTCAATTCCAGAAGTAGCAAGAAAAGGAATGTATGGAACGATGGAAGGAGTTGAAGAACAACTTGCTCGTGGAGATAAAATCGTTTTTTATATGAAACCAAATGAACTTGGTGGTTTTTCTATTGATAAAATGAATGTTGGTGAAAATTAATTATGAATAAATTCTTTTTTCTCTAATTCTATACCAGTCAGGATGTTTAGGACTATCAATTCTTTTTCTAACTGATTTTGGAGTACCTAAACTTTTATAATATTCTTCTGCTGCTTTAATAGAAGAGAACTCTTTTCCTTCACAAACAACTGGATACGAGTTTGCTTTACTAATTTTTTTCTTACCTTCTTCTGGAAATTTTTTACCTAGCATTCCATAACTAGCATAACTTTCTGGTGATCTATTAGAGTGTTGTTTTTTCATTGCTTCAATAAAATTTGGTGATGATGAAACATCTCCTCCCTCTCCACCAGCAGTCATATTATATTTTGGGTTTAGTTTTGAAATATAATATTTTTCTCTTTCATTGATTTTTTCTTCTAAAATATTATCCTCCAAAATTTTTATAGAAAAACTTTTTTCTCCATATTTTCTAATAGCATTATATAGGTATCTTCGTGTCCCATAAGATGCTTCATATAAATGAAACTTCCATCTTGTTTTAATATCTTTTGTTGTTTTTCCAATGTAGAAATTGCCATTGACTTCATTGGTTATTTGATATATGATAGACATATGAAAGGTATCGTCCCATTTTTATTTATAACACTATGAACTCAATTGATAATAAACACTTCTTATGGGTGGAATCTTATAGACCTAAAACTATTGAGGACTGCATTCTCCCAGAAAGTACTAAAAAAACTTTTAAAGACTTCCTAGATAAGGGAGAGGTTCCTAACCTTCTTCTTGCTGGGCCTGCTGGTTGTGGTAAAACAACAGTAGCAAAAGCACTCTGTAACGAACTAGGAGTAGATGTCTATGTCATCAATGGATCCGATGAGGGTAGATTCCTTGATACTGTCCGAAACAATGCGAAAAACTTCGCTTCGACCGTCTCACTTGCGTCAACTGCTAAGCACAAAGTCATCATTATTGATGAGGCAGATAACACAACCTCAGACGTTCAACTCCTCCTACGGGCGTCTATTGAGGAATTTAGTAACAACTGCAGATTCATCTTTACCTGCAACTACAAAAACAAAATCATTGAACCTCTCCACTCCCGATGCGCCGTTGTGGACTTCAATATCAAGGGGAAGGAGAAGGCCAACCTTGCTGCAGGTTTTTATGGACGCTTGCAAGACATCCTTCAGAGAGAAGGTATCAAATACGATAACAAAGTCCTGATTGAACTTATCAATAAGCACTTCCCCGATTGGAGACGTGTTCTTAACGAATGTCAGCGGTATTCTTCTGGTGGAGAGATTAATGCTGGTATTCTTGCAACCTTTAGTGATGTAAAAATAAATGATCTTATTAATTATCTCAAGGATAAAAACTTTGCTGAAGTCCGAAAGTGGGTGGTCTCCAACTTGGATAACGATGCTTCTCATCTACTTCGCAGGGTTTATGACTCCGTTTATGATTGCTTACTTCCCCAGTCTATCCCTGCTGCCGTTCTTGTTATTGCTAAGTATCAATACCAATGTGCGTTCGTGGCTGATCAGGAAATTAACCTTCTAGCAGCATTAACTGAAATTATGGTGGAGTGTGAATTCAAATGAGTAAACAACATCAAGTAAAAGCAAAGTGGTACTACATCTTTTGGGGTGCTATGGCAGTTGCTGTGGTTGGCGGTCAAATTTATGTTGGATCTGGGTATCGTGAGATGGCAGAAGCAACCAAGTCAACTGATATTGCCGTGACTTGCACTCCACAATATATCATTCCTTCAAAGAATAAGACTGGAGAATTTGAATGATAATTTCCGAACAAGATGCTTTGTG